GATTTGTTCGTTGAGTTTTGTCTCCATGTCATCAAGTTTGTCTACCATAGACTCAAGGACATCATACTTCTCTTCAGGGATTTCTACATAATGTTCTTCAAAAAGACTCTTCATTCCGGTGAGGAATGATTCAGTCATCTCAGTCTTGAGTGCATGTTCGATAACGAGGGCATTTTCAGTAAACCACTCGTCAGCGACGTACTCCAGATAGGAGTCAACACGCTCACCGAGTGCTACTTTTGCTTCCTCGATTTCTTCAGCGAGTTGAGCAGCATATGCTTGCTCTAACTCTTCTTTAATACCGGCAACCTTAGCATTGATTGCTGCTTCAAAGATGGTCTTTGCCTTTTCCTTGAATTCTTCGGAAAGATCTTCGCCACCGAGGAGTGCGTTGACATCTTCTTCGATGTCATACTCAGCGACAATTTCCTCTTCAGCAGTCTCTTCTTCAGAAACTACCTCATCGGTTACTGTCTCTTCTTCTTCGATGGTGTCTTCGGTGGAGAGTTCTTCGTCTTCTTTCATACCTTTAGGCATTGGATCTGCTTTACCAGCATTCTTGGTTACTACGTCCTTAACTTGCTTAAGGGTTGCGCCGGGTTCCTTCAGCTTTGCTGAATCATCATCGGGCTTGTAGTTTTCTGGGGTAGGACCGCCGAGATCTTCGACACCTGCCAACTGAGTTCCGGGATCTGCCATTTTAGGCATAGGATCACCAGGCTTCGCGTTAGCGTTAACAGCGGTGCGAGATTGCTGTGTCTTTACTTCCATTTCTTGTAATTTCTTACCACGAGACATTTGAACTCTCCGATTTACCGGTTATTAAACTATATTTATTTATAAAATTAAAGATTAGAAAGAAAGTCATTAAATAAATTTAACTTTTTCTCATCTAATGCGCTTTGATCAACCAGGGTGTTGATCTCTCTGTATGTTTTCTGTGCATACTTTTCACGAAGGATGCCACCATCCCATACCCAATCTTTTCCTTCCATAATTCCCTCAACAAATGCATCGGGAGCAGAAGGATCAGCAACGATATCAGCAGCAGTTGCTCGCATGAAGTCGTCACCGACAACATTGATTCCCTCTTTAGTTTGTCTCAGAGAACCAATACCACGAGAAGATACGCCGAGTTTTACGCCCTCTTCAACAAGAGCAGCAGCAATCTTACCCATGGGGGTGTTCAGAATCTTTGCTTTACCGACAAAGTTTGATCCAGATTCTTTCAGCGAAACAATCTTGTGTGATACACGGTCAAGGTTGACGGTAGGACCATCGGGGTGACCGAGTTCTCCAAGTGCTCTGCCTGAAACAACATGGTTCTCGTTATAGCGAGAAACTTCGCGGCGCAGAGTTTCCATAGGATACATACGACCATTGCGGTTCTTGATGTTTCCTTGGAGAAAAACTCCTTCAATATAAAGAGATTTCTTGCCGTTCTTTTGTTCGACAATGAATTCTACTGATTCGATCTCTTCTCTGATAAGTTTCATGATACTCTGCTTAGATTCTTTGAACTTGTTGATAATGAAGGGTTCCACTTCCGTCGCCCATACCAGCAACCATAAACGAACCTCTTAATTCTGCATAATCAGCAGAACCAGGAGTTTGAGCAACATAATTTGTGTGAATACCTGATGAATCATAATTCACAATGATTCTAGTATTAAAGTAACCATCCGTACCGGCAGTTACATTTACAGAATCAACGATCTTATGTGTAAAAGTCAGATAAGATGGAACACCGGTCAGAGTGACAGCATCGCCAACTTTAAAAGGTTGACCCGTTCCTTCAGGGAAATCAATAGTAGTTGTAGTTCCAGTTGTTACACCAACCACTCTTTGAGCAGCGACTTTACCAAGACGAATAACCTCGTCCTCACCGGCATGAACATAAAAATTAGTCGTTGCGGCAGTTGGAAGAGTTCCAATCGCAACGTGTACTCCAGCACCTTTTGCTACAAACCTGAGATATTCAGCTTGTTGAGAGATTTGATCTACTCCTCGTGCTGAAGACCCGTTTGTAACAGGAAAGTTAGAGTTTATCCCTACTGGTTTTAACGCCGACATTATGCTACAAAGATCATTTACTAGTTATTTATTTATTTTATTCTTCGCCCTCTTCTTCCTCTACCTCATCCTCGGTTTCTTCTTCAGAATCGAGTTGATCAACAACATCTTCACCATCGAAAACAGCAGATGCTACTTCGGGGCGATATGCGTCAATTCTTTCAGCAGATTTGGAGAAAAGAAGTTCTTTAATTTTGTCACTAATTTGTGATGGAGACTCATCACTAGCGACCATATCCAAGAGGTCATCCATATGTGGTGTTAATATACAACATAAGAGTATTTATGTATCAAATCTCTCCGCCTTTTGGCATTTCTGGTGCTTCAGTTGCGGACCCATCTGCCTCTGGTTCCATAGGAACTGCTCCTAATTGACCATTTGTTTGATCAAGTGGTTGTCCAGTTTCAGGATCTACAGGTGCATTTGGATCAGGAATGATACCTTTTTTAATTTCATCCGCGATCAATTGGTCCTGTTCAAGGATTTCAATATCAGTTTGACGCAGAATCTTACGGCGAACATAGTCTTGTGAGAAGTATTTGCCGATATAAGGTTCTGCAGTCTGAACCATTGTCAGTCTCTCATTCATGAGTTCTGACTCTTTCAGTTCAGAGAAGTGGTTATCATAGAGGAAGTCATACTGAATATGCTCACTCATTCTCTCCCAATCTTCTGGAGTAATAATGTTCTTCAGGATCAATTGGGTCTTCAGCATGTCATTAAACATGTTGGAGAATCTCTTTCTCAAACGACCAACGAACTTAGTAAACTTCAGTTCGTCTCTGAGGATTTCGGAGGATCTACCGAGATTAAATCCACCTTCGCCATCCATACGAGACGGGGGCACGTTAAGTGATCTGTATAACTTTTTCTTAAAATACTCAATGTCCGTGATTTCTCCAAGGTTTTGTCCTCCTGGAAGAGTAGTAATTTCAGTACCACGTCCTCCTTCTCTGCGAGGAAGCCAGAAATCCTCAAGCATTGCCATGTATTTTTTGTCATCACGGATCTCTCCAGTGTCAGCGTTATAAACAAGTTTGTTGCGATAACGCATCATGACATCACGCAAGTATTGTTCTGCCTTCATCTTAGGCAGATTACCTACATCAATGTAGAAAATTCTACGTTCTGGTGCTCTGGACAAACGGTAGATGACCAGAGAATCCTCAATCATACGGAGTTGATTGAGTGATTTGATTGCTTTGTGAAGATAAGAAAGTGTATTTCCTTTGTTTCTATCTACCAAACCAGATGTACAATAGGAAACTGAGTCCTTTGTCATCTTGATTCCTTGGCTTGCTCCAGTTTGAATTGGATTGGCAGAAGGATATCTTGGTTTTGGATTGTAGAGAAAATACTCCTCAATCTCAGGGAAGTCATAATCCATTGGATCATTCTTCAATGGATTGAGTTTATTTAATTCTTTCTCTTTATCTTTCTTTTGTGTGCGAACATGACGCATCTTCATTGCGTCAATATAACGCAACTCTTGAATACCCTCATGTGGGTTCTTCAAGTCAACAACTTTATGATAATAAATGCGTCCGTCAATATACCAATTACGATAGATTTCGTGTGCTTTCTTATCAAAGTCTAGAAGATCAAGAATATACTTGAATTCTGCTCTGATTTTTTTCTTGATACCATCGCTGGCATTCAGATTAGAAAGTTCAATTTCAATGGGAGAATCGTTCGTATCTGAAACGATTGCCTCATTCACAATATCTTCAATAGCACTATCACACTCAGGGTGCAATGCCATCTCACGATATCGCTTGATCAGTTCAAACTCGGTTCGGTATACACCTTCAAGGTCAACGTAAGAACCAAAAAAACCACTACTCGCAAAGTGGTCAACCCCATCCTCATTATTTTGAGGAATAGGGGAGACCGCTCCGGGAGATAGTGGTTCTGTGTCCTCTATCGAGAACCCAAACAATTTTGACATTATTTAATTTAACCTAAGTTTCTACTATTTATTATGGGTTAGGACCGCCTGCTCCAGTGACGGAGAAGGTCTGAACCTGGAAGGTGACTGTGAATTCTTCAATTGTATCAGAAGAATCGTAGCTCAGATCAATAGAGCTAACTTCCGTTGGGAAGATGTCTTCAAAGACATATTCCTTCAGAACGGCATTTGATTCGCCGCTGTTATCTTGACTGCTAGAAGTAGAACCTCTACCAAGTTGATAAACAGTTGCGTTTGCCATGTAGGCACTTGGGTCAGTGGCACCAAGGTTGTTATCCAACTTAGCGATGCCTTCCATCCATTCTTCAAATGCGTTTCTGACTGCGAAGTTTTCGTCGTTGATGACGGTTACAGTCCAGGTATCAACAGTTCTGTCTCCAGCAACCTTGAAAATACGACCTCTAAATGGAACGTCGATGTTTGCGATTGTCGAAGCAGGCAACTCTGCTGCCTTACACATAAATCTAAAGTTATTGGGATCCCAATCTGCGTTTGCCGCAGCTGCTGGGAACGTAGTCAGTTCTACCTCAAATAGATTGGGGCGTGCGCCGCCCCCCACTAGTGCTGACTTAAACTGAGAAATAGTTTTATTTTCTCTTGAAGTTGCCATGGTTGCTATCCTCCTTTAGTTATTTAGCTCTAAGATCAAACTCTGCCGACCACTTCTTCAAAGTCAACGCCAGTTCGCGTTGCTACGAAGGTGAGTGTGACATAGTTAATAGACTTCGCAGGCTTCAGGAAGATGTCTGCCCTGAACTCATTGTTATCAATGATATCGGGAGTGTTGTTTGTTGTGTCGCAAACAACCAGGAATCCGAAGAGTCCTCTCTTCGCCTGAACATCGCGGAGATATGGTTCGACGATGTTTCTAAAGTTTGCTCTGGTCAGTTCGTCGTTGAGTTCAAAGAGTTGTGCCTCTGCTGCCTTCTGCAGTGCTTGCTCGACTGTCAGGAACAGACGGCGAACGTTGATTCTGTCGAAAGCGGAAGCATAACCCAGAGCAGTCTTATCACCAAAGAGGAGAGTTCCCAATCCAGGTTGAGTAATAACGGAGTTAATTCTCTGTGGATAGAGCTTGTCTCTTTGTGCTTTATTGGGGTTGTAGGCAAGTTTAACAGCGTTGTTAATGATACCGCGCTGTTGACCTGCGGGAGAGAACCAAGGATAAGCAACGATTGAAGTTCTAACCATCAGTCCAGCGATGTCACCATTAGTTGGGACATAACGGAACTTATTGTTAAATCTATCGTAGGTATACTTATAACCCGAGTCAAACACTGCGTAAGAGGAAGACTGCAGTGAACTGAAGAAGTTGATCAGGTTATCAGTTTGAGTATCATCGTTGGTAATGTTAACCAAGTTTGCTCTATGGCAACCGATCGTAGCAACACAATCTTTTCTGCTATTTGCGATAGAGATCAGTTTGTTTGCTTTTGCCTGTGACTCAAACTCATTGTTGAATCCACCAGGACCCATGATCAGGTAATCAACTGCGATTTCCTCTCTGTTGGAGAAGAGATCGTATCCAGTCATCACACTTCCAAGGGCAGGACGCATTCCACCGTTGGAGGAATAGTTCTCACCACCAGTCAGGGTGTATGAAGTGTTACCAATCGAAGCAAAGGTTACGCCCTGAGCATCTTGGTTCCAGAGACCGTCTCCAGTAGAGATGGGAACGAATGCTGTTGAGTAACTACCAGAATAAGTGGTAAATCCAGTTGCTCTAGGAGCAGTTCCGTGATAAGCATCGATTGCATTGGAGGGGTTACCGCCAGCATAGATGTACTCAGAGAAGTCTGCGAGATAAGTCTCATAGAAGATCTTCTGAGGAGAATTGACGTTGGAAATTGCGTCTGCTGCTTTAGAAACACTGACGTGCTTCTCAATGATGTTTCCTCTGATACCAGTAATTGTTCCAGTGTCATCAACAACTACGATGTGAGCAGCATCGTTGTATCCTTGTCTATCAGTAACATATATGTTAGTGGTAGGTTTGGGAGCAATTTCTTTCCAGAAGATAGTTGCGTTTTGCAAACCTAAGGTCTGTTGATCATACCAATCAACCGCGCTGGTTGGAGTGACCGCAGCATCTGCAGACGTACCAGTAACAATACCAGAACTGTTTACATATCTCAGTGATGATGTCGTCTTAATGGATCCAAAGGTTGTTCCTTCAGTATAAGTGATTCTCGTTTCAGTTGCTCCACCACCGACTGTTTCTACACGAGAAACCAGTTTAACATCAATGGTGCTATTTCCAGCACTAGAATCAGTCTTAACACCAGTGATGATGCCCTTAAGATATCCGTTGAACGCTGAAGTTGTTCCAAGACCAGCGATAACTACTCCAGAAAGAGAAGCAGTAACACCGTGACCGACCACAGCGCCCTGAGCAGCGGGGTTAGTGGTTCCGATACCGATGATTTGGTCTGCCATGTCGTCAATCCAGCAAACCTTCATTGAGTTTGCCCAACGACCTGGGTTCTTAGCAGCGTAAGTGAAGTTTGTTGCTTCACTGTAGTTATTAATATAGTCGTCGTAGTTCTTGATCTTCAGAGAACTGGAGTTTGCCGCACCTACACCAGCATTTGCGTTTACCAGTGAATCGCCATCAACTCTGACAACCTTAAGAATACCACCGTAAGTCAGGTAAGAAGATGCGGTCATCCAGTACTCATACTGGGCATCAGTTGAGAGAGGCTTACCGAAGTACTCGATAAGTTCTTGCTCAGTTGTAACGTCGATGGGATCTTCGACGGGTCCAATTTCAAAAGGTCCTGCAATAGCACCAATATTATCTAAAACATTATCAGCTCTTCCTACTGTTAAATCAACCTCCCTGACTAATACGCCAGGAGATAATTGAGGAGTTGCCATGTTTTTCTCCGTAGTCTCAGTTTATCTGAAATTATTTAGAATTATGAGCACTTTCAGTGGGGAAACATGGCGTGAACTACCAATCTGGATAGTCCCAATCCAGAAACGGTGTTTGCTTCTTTCTAGTATCTATAATTCTTTTGATAAAAAAAAAAAAAAAAAAAAATGAATATGATGATGCAACTGCTCCTCTATTCTTTCTGGTTCTATAAAAACCATCAATCAAGTTC